TAAAACGACTGTAAAACCAGACTTTTCCAGTATTACTGGAGAGTTTACGGGCTTATCGGCTTCATTGAAGGTAAGAACGGTAGTTAGAAAACTTTTCAAAGGATGGATTATTAATTTAAATCACATCCAAGGATTCATTTCTGAATCTGCCGGACCTAATTCTTCTAAAGCTACAGCTGGAGCTGCATTTGATGCAATTGCATTAATGCATTCCCCAGTTCAGTATCGCGAAGTTATTAAAGTTCTTTACAATGCTAGTGCGTGGCTTTATTTGGCCTCATTAGTATCTTGTTCAATATTGGGTTTTCCTGTATATTTATTACAGGTAACCGGTATACAACCTAAGTTCCATATGGGGCGATTAGGTGTTGTCTATGATCAAGCTGGGAAGGCCCGTATCATTGCGATGACAAATTGGTGGATACAACTATGTTTAAAGCCTCTTCATAAAAGATTATTTTCTTTTTTGGAAACTTTAGATACAGATGGTACCTTTAACCAATTTAAACCAGTCGAAAGACTGTTATCTCGTAATAATACTGATGCCTTTTCTTGTTTTGATCTTAGTTCAGCAACTGACCGTCTTCCTATAGACTTACAAGTTGATATATTAAACGAAGTTCTTAATGGACTAGGTAATAGTTGGAAAACTTTACTTAACATTAAATGGTTCTATAAAGGAGAATATTATAATTACGCCGTTGGACAACCAATGGGTGCCTATTCTTCATGGGCTATGCTTGCTGTGACACATCATGTTATTGTTCATAAAGCCGCTGAACGTTGTGGTCTGAATAACTTTTCAGATTACGCTGTTCTCGGTGATGATATAATAATACAAAATGATAAAGTAGCACAAGAATATCTTATGATCATGAAATCACTCGGTGTTGGTATAAATATGAATAAAACTGTAGTTTCTACAGATTTACTCGAATTTGCCAAACGTTTAACTACTCGTACTCATGATATTTCTCCGGTTGGACCGGGAGCAATCCTTAGTACAATTCGTAGACCGTTAATGGCAGGTATCCTGTTTTCTGACTTAAACCTCAGAGGAATGATCTCTATTTCTGATGCATTTAAAGATTATCTTTCTTCTTTTCCTTTTAAAGTGAAAAGAATGGGGATAGTTTTAGGTGTATTTGGAATTCAGGGTCAATTCTTATCATTAAGCCAACTAGACGTTGAAACGTTGAGCTGGATCTCTAATGTAGAACTAATAGACCACCGTAGTTTTGTGGAGTCTTTAAGAAATCAGTCGATTACTGAATCTCTAAAAGAAGCAGAAAGTGCAGTTAAAACAGCTAAACAGGAAGAAAATTTCTTTTATAAGAATTTCTTTAAACTGTCAGTTGGTAAAACTGTAACCCAGGATTACTTTGGTATCCTGACACTTTTTGTTTCTCCAATGTTTTGGTTATATCTAGAGCAGTTTATTACTGCTACTGTTAAAGCCGAATATTGGTTAAGAGACGTACAATTAGCAATTACATACGGAAATTCTGATGGATTCTTAGATGTATTATTTAAATCTGATTTATCTAATCTTTCGATTAAATGGAATCGGACTATACAGCGTAAGTTTACATCTAAAGTACGAGCTTTAACAGCAAATACTTTAGTTGATATGATCAATCATTATTATAGTTCCCGAGGATTAGCCTCTAAAGCTAACTTTTCTAAAATCCATAAAGGATTGTAGAGAGGGTTTACTAGATGTAATTGTGTGAATGTATCTTGGGAGTGCCCCGAAAGGGGTCCCTTTATATGGCGCACAGTTAGTTTCCCGAAAGGAAAACATCATAGAACGAACCAGAGAAACCTGTAAACAGGTATTGATGACGATACTTCTTATC